TAGTTTTTATAAGTTAAAAAATCATTCTCCTTTCACACTATTGCACTGTAACGGCCTTCGGGTAAGCCACCGCTATAAGTTGCGATTTTACCCCTATCACGTGATGGGTGCAGGCTGTAACATCGGGTAAAAGCAAGTTTGAGGTTACTCAAAGTATCGCAACTTAACATCAGTTTTGTTTTACTTATTTTAAAGAATTTTCCCACCGCACCCAATTTTTTTCAAAATTGTTAGGCATTAGCCATCACATCTGAAACACCATCCATGAGAATTTAACGGTCTGCCACATGAACAATATTCAATATTCCCTTTGTGGTCATAATCATAGTCCTTGTTTTTCATCTGTTCTATTTTTCTATGATCGTCTAATTCTTCTTTGTATTTTTCAATTTCAAATTGATCTGTTAATTCTTTCATTTTCGTTCTATTTAATCAGTTAAAGTAAAATTGTTCCAATTTTTTATCCATATAAAATTCATTAAAAACGTAACACAAACCTGCTCTTACCCGAAGGCCGTTATAAGAAAGCCGTAAGAGCCTCGTAGTTCTTTACAACCTCCTTAAATCTTTCAGGTGATATTATATTCGCAGTCCACTTCAATTCTCCAAATTCATCCCACTCGCTCGTATAAATCATAATTCTCCCGTTGTCAATTTCTGCATCAAACGGCCTTCTTATAACATCAGCCTTATTCAATGCGGGGTTTGTGCTGTTTTCAACTTTTGTGCTTTCCATAAACTTTTGTCTTTAAATGTAAGTTAGTACTATTAAGCCCGCACTAAATAAGGCTGTAACCGTTCGGGTTAATCCGCTTCGTGTTCATAAATGCTTAATTTAGAGGTTTGTTACAGAAGGTACAGGTTTCAATTCTATTTCGAAATTCAGTCCTGTGTATTTGTATACATTCGCATTTATTCTCATCTCGCTTAACGGATGAATCGTCTGATTTTTTGAGTTTAATAATAAATATCTCATCTTTTATGAAAAGATATATTCCGTAAGGAAGTACTAATAAGCAAAAAACAACATAACTAATAATTCTCTTTAACATAATTTTGTAATTTATACGTTCATTAAATATTGAAAAATCATTCTCCTTTCATCCTGATTAACCCGAATGGGATCGAGGATAACACACTTATAAAGTTAGCGTTTACACGAAGCGCACTAACCCGAACAAAGGATAGGTGCGATACACTGTGTACTGCATAGTGTGTTAGGTGCTCTCTTTCAGTGTGAGTACACACTGAACCGCACCTATCCTCGATCCCATTACAGCCAACACCCATCCCCTCTGCAAAATCGGTTATGATTACATCTACTACTATCCATAATTGATTTATAAACATTACAAATGTAATATAATTATCATTAAAAAGTCCAAAAAAGATAAATTATTTTTTACTCCATTCCAAACATCCTGAAATCAGCATCATTAGCTGTTCCAAGTGATTGAAAATATGTGTTGTCATTTGGCATCGGCCCCTGAATAGCAGGATTGTATCTGAAATCTTCAGCAACATAAGGTTTGCCTGTATCCGGGTTTGTTTTATCGAGATAATCAGATCCCTGAGAAACAGTATATCCCTTTTCTGATATTTCCTGATCATCGATAGGATCGGCACTGCAACCGCAATTATAATGGATACTTGGATAACATGAATCCCCTTCTGGATCACCAATCCTGAAAATTTGACCATTTAATGCAGCACATTCCGCACATTCATTCTCATCTGCATCCTCTACAAATTGCCAATAAGGATATAAGTCTTTATTATCCATCAAATCCTGAAATGCTTCGCCTTGTACGACCTGATTAGCACAATTATCATACTCGGTTCTTAACCAGGTATTATTTATCGTTTCTGTCGCTTCTTTTGAGAGCTTTAGAACTTCACTAAATCCCCTTATTTCTTTCTGTTCATTAAAGATATTGGATTGAATAAGGCTTGCTTCCGTTCTTGCTTTAGCTGCTGCAAATTGAGAAATATTTAATAAATACCGTTCATTTAAAGCAGTATCTCCCATCTTTTCAAACCTTGATTTGAATTTCTTATTATTTAATAATGGTTCAATAAGTTTTTTTCGATAGGCATCATAAACCGGCTTGTAAATCAGTTTTGCTTTTGGGTGATCGTATAAGAATTGCGTTTCCTGTTCTGTCAGGGTTACAGGGATAACTCCTAAAGGCTTTTGATCTGATTTTAAATGATCATGATTATGGTCATGGACCGGACTAATCAGAATTTTTTTTTTAAACTACTGAAGAAACTCTTTTTGTGAGCTGCTTTTGTTTCTGATTCTAATTCTGGTATGATATCAGGTATTTGTGATGGTGGTATTTCTTCAAAATCCGATGGAAGGATGCCATTATTGATAAAGAACTCGTCTGTCAATCTACGGCCATTCTCCAACATTGTAGCACTCAATAGCTTTATTTCATCCATTGTGAGCTTCTTTGTCCTGTCAGTTGAGTATTGCAGATCATTTGGAAGGTTCCTGTAAAATAATGATATTTTTGGGAGGAAATCAGTATTTAAAACCGAAATAATATAAGCTATTTTGCTTTCAATAACTGCATCAAACTTACGTTCTTGTACTTCTCCAAGTCCTTTTGTGCCAAATTTACCAGATTCTGCTGTTAAGGTGCCACCTAAAACCATTTGTAAAATACCGGCTTCGAAATCCTTGATCAGTTCCTGGAATATCTTATGCATATTCATGTTGGACTTATTGTCTGTAAAGTCTATAATTACTGACTTTTGGATATTGCCCTGATAATCTACTGAATAAGGATATACAAATCCCTTTGAAGGATCCGGGTTTGCTGCCAGTTTTTCAGCTTCCAATCTTGCAGGGTTAAACTCATTTCCATTTGCATCAATCTTTGTTTCTGATTGTGGATAACCGACCTGCATAATTGGTATTGCAGCCTTTCGACCCGCTGCACCCCAGTTCATTAAAGCATTATTGATCTGAATAAATGATCTTGCTATTGGTTGCATCCAACCCAGAAAGTTCTCAGTGTTTGTTGAAGGCTGTATAAATAATAAATTTGCAGCTTCATCAAAATTCATACCTGTTGAAAATACAAATGTCGATTCTTTCAACATTCTGTTAATTGGATCAATCACCGAAATAGGATATTTATAAATTTTACCACCTAAAGGATCAAAATTCAGTCCGGTAAATCCCCAAAAATAAGCATATACTATTTCACGTATTAACTGCCTTTGATATGGTTGTGAACAAAGCTCATTTGTCCACTCATCATCCTTTTCACCTGATTTATGAACCATAAAAAATTCAACCCTGTCAACTGCTGCTCCGATAGCCTCAAATACTGATTGAACAAATGGTGATGATTGAAATACCCATGTAATCAAAGTGTCCCATTGTAAAGTATAACCCTGTTTAAGTACCTGGTCTGATGCTAGTCTACATTTCGTTATGTCCCATTCCTGTAAGTAGTTGGAAGGGAACATTTGACTGATAACATCCAAGCCAACTGACTTTGGAAGTACCCAGTTAGATACAGATTGAGTTGCTCCGGTTGCCGGTACTGATTGAGGATTACCAAGTCCCCAGCCTCCGCCTTGTGTTTTAAGCCTTACTAATTCTTTAGCTACTTCGGTCAAATATTGATCTTCAGATAATGTTTTTAGTTTTTTTGCCATTATCCGAGTGTATTAAATGATGAATCAATGAGGCCTGAACTTGATAACTTAGCTTCGGGTGCCTGTTCTACTTTAATAGATTTTTGACCGATATTGACCTCATGGATGTATTTGTCAGCCCAGGTAAAAGAATCATTGAGTTTTTCGCTGTCATGTTGAATTCCTGCCAAAATGTTTCTGATTGCCAGTATTGAAATGAGCTTAATACAAAGATTTGCACGTGCTGTTCCGGTCTTAGTTAGTTCTGATGCTGTATCATATTTGGAATTTAAAGCTCCTGTAAACTCATCATAAGCGAAGTTGGCGCCTTGTTGTAATGAATTGTTATCTCTATCGTATTGAGTAGTTAATAATTGACCAGGGCAAAACTGCAAAATATCATTCCCGGTTAAATAACCGAGATTTAATACTTTTAATTGGTCAATTGTCATAACAGGATTTTGGGCAAATATACAATCAAAAATCCGAAATGTATAAAAAATTTATAAAGGTTTGGAATTTACCCGATATTCCCCTGATTAGTTCGGGTTATTACAGAAACTCCACCAACTAAAACCCTGCTGTTACGTTGACTGTATTCCTGCCATTCTGCTTGGAGTATAGTTGTAACCATGTAGCGGATGAGGTCTGTGTAATGCCCTATTGGCTCATAACTGATACCTGTTTGTGGGTTTTTGACCTTCTTTTTTTCCATCGTTCCGTCTGGCAATTGCTTTGCCATGATATAATCATCTATTGAGATTTTGCAACTATCACCAATCACAATTGACCAACCTTTGTAAGTAAATTCAAATATTTCATTGATAAAATCAGCACTCAAAGCAACCATAGGATTAGACCGGCCTACTTTATTTTGTACCCTGAATTTATTAACCTGCAATGTTTCAATGAACTTTTGAAAGAATGAAGCATTGTTAATATCTACCGTACTTCGATTTGTAGCTGAAGCATCGCCATAAACATAAAGCACGTTGGTATAATTCAGTCTTTGTAAGTATTTAACGACTAATAAAGCAGCCTTTTGAGCATTATTATCTGGTGCCTTTGCCGGTATTTCATGAATCTGTTTAAGCTCTTTTTTTTGTATATCAATTTGCCAAACTGCAACCGCACAATAAGGATCATTGTTGTTATCTACACAAACATGAATAGTAGTTGCAGGATCATAGGCTAACGGCCTGACATGGTTTATTTCATTGAATTGTGGCAAGAACTCTGATCCGGTTCGCATTACTCCACGTTCACCATCTGCATAAATACGGTATAAGTTTGGATGATATTGTTTATCATAAGCGAAGTCATCAAGAATGTTCTGATCCACAAATCCACCTTTGCCTGATGGATGTCCGACTATCCAATAGTTATCTCTATAAGTTACTTTTATCCAAATCGAATTCCCTTTTTTATTGATCCGTTTAAATGAATGTTCCGGGTCTAATGAGTTGTATTTTGTACCGGTCCCGTCAATAGTTAGTGGTAAATCTTCCCAAACATCCATATCTAACCAGTTTTCATACTGCCATAACTTAGCACTGATAGGATTCCAGTCACAAATAAACTTCTGGTTTGGTCTACCTCTTAATCGTTTTCTTTGTTGTGAAAAATGATCTTCAAGGAACTGGCTCCATTCGTTATTCCATACAACATTGAATTTTTCAATACCTTTGATGTTTTCAACATTATCAAGACCTCTGAAACGGACTATTGCACTGTTTTGAGTGGATTTCATTAAATCCTGTTGAAAAGTCCAAAAGTAGTTAGTAAATCCCAGATTCTCATTAACCAATTGGAAGGAACTATAAACAGAATCTTTTAAATCTACGTGCTGACGTCTGAAAACTACTGATGAGTAATTATGCTCAAGTTGATCGACTGATAGAGCTTGTGCAATTGCGTAAGTTTTTGAGCCGGATGCTCCACCTTCTAAAAAAATATACCTGATTGCAGTATCCCTCAAGGCTGCTTTAACATGAAAATAAAGAGGGTTGAATGATCTGGCAGTAATTACCGGAATTTGTTCATTCATTTTTAGTGAGGTGTAACTGAAATATCTAAATAATATTGACCATCGACATAATTATTCCATGCACCGCTTCGATTAAGATTTATGACATAATTTCTTCTCATTCCAGGAAGTGTTGAAAACAAATAATGAGAAAGTTGATCGCATTTAAACCCTGTTAAATATTCGTGCATTTCTTGAATCATTTCAAATTCAGGTTTAGGAATATCAATCCATGGAATAGCAATTAAATCCATATCACGATTTAATGAGCCATGTAATACCAGATTGTACCCATATTTTAAAGCGATTGTTTTTAACGGTTCAAACAAATAAGCATAGAAAGAAGGTTTGACATGAATCGGCTTTGTTACTTTTTTCTTATTCATTTGATAATCTTTTGTTTATGAAAACTCTAAAATTGAACAAACCGCATTTCTAGGGTTTAAATGATGTTTTTATTCTTTATCTTCAGGATCAACCTGTAAGCCAAATACAAGTTTTTTACCGCCTGATGTTAAATCAAGTTTTTCAGCTTCATTATATCCTAACATCTTGCAAATTGATTCAAGAGCCTTTTGTTTGTCGAATAGTTTAATCTTAACATATTCAACGGTTATCGGTTTTTTATCCTGTGGATGTTCAGGATCGAACTCAAACTCTGTTCTGATCTTTGTATCAATACTTTCAATAGCTGCTTTCTGATCATCTGTGAGAGCCTCAAAATCCTTTCTTTCAATCCAAGTATTATGAAGGTTTGCGATGGAAGAAAATGCTAATTTAGCATATTCATTAACGACTTTTAACCGGCTTATCCCTGCTAATTTACCTAAGTCTTTTTGAATTTCTTCAATGTAGGCTTTGATATTAGGTTTTATTAGGTTTTCACATGCAATTACTGCTGCTGTATTTTCGCTATAACCTGCTTTAATTGCTGCTCTTGTACCGTTCCAATCCAAAATATATTCTCGACAAAATATCTTTTGTTTTTCTGTGAGCTCATTTAATTCAGGTTTATTTTCTTCCATAATCTTAAAATAACGATGTTTGTACATATCCTGAATCCTTAACTGCAATTTCTTTCTTATTTGGCAGTTCTTCTATTGTTAATCCTGTCTTATCCATTAACCAGCGTGCTACTAAATGTCTGTGGCAAAACTTTTCAGGGCTTTCATAACAAACAAGTGCAATATCATTTCCGCCTCCGATTGAGTGCAAATCCTTTAAAACCTGATCAGGATTTATCAGGTTCAACATTTCTGCAAATAGCTGTTTATATTGGTTTTGATCTGTTTTCAACAATTCCGGCTTTGGAGCTAATAATTTGTAGCTTAATCCTGTGTAGAATTTCGGTTCAAATGCAACAATAGCAATAGAAATAAGCCCTTGTGAATGGATTTCTTTCATGTTTGCGAAATATGAAGTCCAGATTTTCATTTTAATCTTTTTTCATTTTCTTCTGTTCTTTGCCTCAATGCCTTTCTCATGCTGTCAATTATTGCTTTGTCATGATTAAATTGTTCGAGTGCCTTAATCCTGCTTTCAAGTTGTGGAATAGTCTTAACGTTGTTTATTGTTGAAGGGATTAACCTAACAGTATTAAAAAGCCAAATTGTAGCACCTGTTAGAACTATTCTGAATCCCCAGGCAATCCATGAGTGAATACCATCTTTAAATGATTCTTGAAGAAAGTTCTTTGTTGCTGATTTTAGCTTTTGCCCTGTCATTATATTGTGGCTTCAAATGATTCTTTAGGTTCTTGATATAAGATTTGAAACAAATATCCATCAGTATCGGTTGTTGTCGGGGTAATGATTGGTAATGCTTCGGGTTTTGTGATCTTTTGGCAACTTAAACAAAAAAGGTTATTATCTCGCATTTCTACAAGTTCGGTTGAATTACAATATTTACAGCGTTCTATTGTCATTTGCCCTTTTTAGCTAATTGATGATCAATATGTAATAATCCTGCCTGATCCCCTTTACAAAGTTCGATCTGTTTACGGACCTGATCGGCAAAATTGATTTCTTTGATCTGGTTGTTTGCAAAATAATTTAACATTTTCAGGCATCCGTAGTCTTTTACTTCGATTGCCTTGTCAATTATCTCATTTATTGCATCCTTGATCAGTTTTTCACGTTCTACAATAGCAACAAACATACTCAATAAGTCTTGAGGAGGTTCATAACCCTCAATAGGATCATATCCAACCTGATCACCATGAAGCTCTATGAATGCTGAGAACTTCGCTGAATGGGTTTGCTCTTCCTTCGCCTGTTTTAAAAGACATGAAGCAAATCCAGGATAACCGAACTGTGTTGCTACGGTTGCCATTGCCCTGTATATTTGACTTGATGCTGTTTCAAGCTGAACTTCTCGGTTAAACAGTGCTAATAAATCGGGATTCATTTTAATTTCTGACATATGATTTTGTTTTTAATTCAGGCTCAAATATAAGTCAATTTGTAGTTATTTTCGTAAATAATTATCAATAATTGATTTTGTATAATCAAATCCACAACAAAATTGAGCCTTAAATCCCTTTTCATTCAATCTATTCAATATTTCGTTCTGTTCCTGAATATGTTTTTCTTTTGACAAGGATCCGTCTTTGAGATAAATTGATTCAGCTTTCAGTTCCAGGCACAAAGCATGATAATTACCAGAAGGCTCAAGTATTACTAAGTCTGGTAATGCCTTGCCTGATCTGAGTGCTTTTAGTTGCATTGCTACTCCGATACTGACTTTGAGCCCTGAACATTCAGAAAGAAAGATCACTGAGGGGTATTGCATTTTTAAATAAGTGCAAATTTGCTTTTGCAGGTGTGCTTCTGGTTTTTTCATGGTTTAAATAAATTAAAATCCCTGTTTACACAATTGGAATATATTCCATTCATAAGATTTCTGTCATCAACGCCAATCGCTTTTAAAAATGAATCTTTGAAATAAATATGAGTTTTGATATTAGTAATACACCATAACCAAAATTCTTGTAACTCTCTTGAATTGTATTTTTGCCCACTATTCAGACCGATTTTGAATAAATCCACATATTCCAAAGACTGTTCAATCATTTTTTGTGAGCTTTCAATGTCAATAATCGGTTCAATACTAGCAAAGGTTTTGAACCCATCATCATGCAACCATTTTAAACCAGATATCCTTTCTTTATTCGTTGCTGCATTTGGTTCAAGATCATCAAGCCCGGTCAATGTATTGCCTATTGCAATAAGATTTTTATATTTATTATGATATGCCAAATTAACCCAGTTATGCATCGTAAATCCTGTTATTTTACTTTTGGTTAATATCTTTACAGGAATATCATAAACCATACAAATATGGATAGCTTTTATTGTTAATCTATATGTTTCTTTTAATGCCGGATCGGTTGTAAATGAAAAGAATAAACCATGTTTTTGAAGTTCTGATTTGTTTTGTATCAATTCTTTTTCAAATACTTCAATAGCATGTTTTTCATCTTTGAAACATGATTTTAATTTTGGTTTATTCCCTCCTAAAACTTTGGCTGTTATTCCTTTTTTTAGATAACAGTATGAACAATTGTTCGAACAACCAATATAAAAGTTACAAGCCCAATAGCTATATTCAGCAGCTTTCCCGGACGGATTATAAATTACTTTACCTTTGAACAAAATTTTTTACTTTTTTTAAACAACTAATATAATTTTCTTCCCTGTTTACATCATAGCAATAGGAACAAGCTAAACACATTCTTGATCCGACAAATACGCCCTTACATTTTAAACGAGTGCAAGGTGTGTCGGTTTTAGGATCGAATTTAACTTTATCCATATTACTTTTTTTTAAACAGCCAACCAACAAAAGGAAGGTTTTTGCATGATACTTAGATTCGTTGGTGTGGCTGTTTGTGTGGGTTTTTATTCAGAAATAATCATAGGCATAATGTATGCTATTTGTTCATTGTCATCATACCCATCTGTGGTTATTTTAATCATTTTGTTTTGCCCTTTGAAGTTGAAAATTAAGGCTGTTGATACCATTGCAGATGAAAGTTTTTTTATTCGGTTGGTGTTAAAACTGATCTTTTCAATCGGAACTGCATCAATATCGTTGTAATTGTCAATGACTGATTGAAAGTCAAGCGGATTGGTTTCAAAATAGCTATAATGGATTGTCCCTGATGGTGCCCGGACTTCAATTATATCAGGCAGGAATTGAATTAACTCAGGATAAGGAATGTCAAGCAGATGAATCGATTTTAAAACATCCTTATGGATCATTCGCCCTTCCAGATTTTCAATATCATCGTCTGAGAAATTATGCAATCCCTTATCCTGCATTAGTAAAACATTACCATCAGTAGCATACAATTTGCCACCTGTAAAATACACACATTGCATATTTGGTTTTAGTTCGTCATCACCGCAAATTTCCCAGAATTTGGAGTTGAATTTTGGTTTTTTCATTTTTATTTATTTTAAAGTTTTAAAAAAATTGACTTAGTAAAAAAGGCACTCGGTTTTATTAAAGAAAAAGCTACTGAACTTTAATTGTGGTACTGAATGCCTCTTTATGGGTTTCATTATTCAAATAAGTTTAGTTGTGTTATTTCCACAATCTTTTTGCAATTTCCAGCTTCTTTGTAATCTCATTCAGATCCTTCTTAGCATACACCAAAGAATACGAATGTCGCTTTTCGATAGTTCCGTTTTTTAATCCTTCATGCTTTGCTTTTGCTTTTTCAAGTTCAAACTCATAAAGTTCTACACTATCAGGCATTGATAGGTTTGTTGTGTTGGCTTTTATAGACCAATATTCCGCCCTACTTTCGTATGATTCGGCTTTTTTCCCAAACCTTACACATTTATCCATCCTGTTAGAATTTCGCTCTATTAAAGCTCTGTGTCGCTTTTCGCTGTGGTGTCCTATCTTAATCGGCTCCCCAAGTGATAAGAAGTCTTTGCCCTCGTTTGATGCTTCATAATATTGGTTGCTTTTCTTTTCAGCATTTAACGAAGCATTACTAAGTCTTTCAGCTTTACGTTTTGCCCATTCCTGAACATTAAACCCATCAGCCCGTACTATCGAATAAAAGAAAAATCCATCTTTTTCATAGATCAGGTTAAAAATAATATTCTCATGTTCATTGCCGTATTTGGTTTTAATCTCAATAGTTTCACCCTTTTCGTGTTGCTCGCTGCATTTAGCAAGAAAAACATTTGGGATAAATTTTGAATAGGTGTTCATAATGTAGCTTTTTTAGTGATTGTTATAATAATTACAAATGTAGTATAAATATTTTAGTTTTGGTTAGTTTTTTTAAAAAGGTTGTAAATTTTCTGAATTACTTTCACGATTTGAATCAGGATATTCTGTCTCATTATATTCTGTTTTATCTCCAAATAATTGCCGGTCTCCATTCCATTCAAGAATGACACAACCTATAATTCCGTTTCGGTTTTTATGGAAATTTAATTCAGTATGCTTTAGAAGTTCATCGCTGGTTAATCCTTCAATATCCAGCTTATAAAATGCAGGTCGCCATAATGTTGCTATTACATCAGCATCAAACTCAATTGATCCTGATTCTCTCATATCTGATAAATGAGGTCTTTTATCAGATCTCTTTTCACAATCCCTATTCAGTGTACTAATAGCTATGATAGGTATTTTAAATGCTTTACAGGCTGCTTTTAAACCTCCTGTTATTTTCCCAATTGCCTGATCCCTGGTTCCGCCTTTTTGTATTTCAGTATCTATTTTCTGAAGATAATCAATATAAACAATATCCGGCTTATGTTTTTCAATACTTGCTGCTATTTGGCTTACTGTTATTTTTGAAGTATCGTCAATAATCAGGTTCTTACCGATCAGATTCATAAAGTAGTTGTTTATATCCTGAATATCAGTATCGTTAATCCTGCCTTTATTCATTGCATAGCTTGATATTCCGGTATTGATAGATGCCATTCTTTCAAGTAGCTTTGAGGCTGACATTTCAATTGAGAAAACAAGGCATTTATTCCCCCTGATAATCTGGTATTCAATATCATCAAGTATTAGAGCAGTTTTACCCATACTTGGACGTGCAGCAATAATTATCAATTCTTCTTTCATCCATCCAATAGTCAAGTCATTAACTATTCCCCAGCGTGATTTAAAATAACCTTCCCCGGCCCGCCTTTGGATCATCCTTTCCATTGCCTCTTTTATTTGGCTTGGTAGA